ATAGTATTCTTTTTCTGTTCGGTCATAAACAGACCCCATTTCGCCTTCATTCGTTTTTGTTTTTCCTTGGGTATACCTTTTCAAATTAATCTATAGCATAAATCCGTCTGTTTCTCAACTGCCTCTTATAAGGCTTTGCACAAAAGCCACACTTTTTACCCACAACAGAGAAAAAGGGCGGTCTTTGACCTGCACAAGTCGAACTGATTCCATCTTATACTCTGCCTTGATAGAGTTATTTGTCTTTCCTTTCTGCTGTAGTTATTTTTCAGTTGGGTAAGTTCACTTTCTCCTTCCGTCATGACAGGTGGCACCTGTCACTTCGTCGTCGCAAACTCCGCACTATTCGTTTTGCTAAAGAGTTTGTCGGATATCCTTTTGTTCGCCGCCTGACCTGCGACATCGTTGTCCATGCAGAGATAGACGGTGTCGATATTGGAATTCGCTTTCAGCATTTGAAACAGCACCTGATCCCCGACACAGCGGGCGGCAGCGTAGCTGTGACTGCGCCAATTTTCCTTGTGCAGAGAAATAAAGGACCGCATATCTGATTTCTCCTTTTTAGGGTAATAAAAAAGGCAGATAGATTTTTGCTTTCTATCTGCCTGTGTATCTGATATTTACTTTTCGGGAATTCAAGTCTATCCACAAAGGGAAAACGGCGATTTTACATCTGTGTTTTGGTACAGAGAAAAATCGCCGTTTGGGTAGCAAAAAAGCCCGATATATTCGGGCTTTTCGCAGGAGACATCTTTTTTGCCTCCACATTATGGTCGGAGTGGCGAGACTTGAACTCGCGGCCTCATGGTCCCGAACCATGCGCGCTACCATCTGCGCTACACCCCGATGCAGCTTTTTCATTATAATGATAACGCACACGGTTGTCAAGTATCAATTCTCATTTTTACAGAGAAATATGCGAAATTTGTCGATTCTTGTTTTCGGAAGAAATGTTTCTTTCTGTTATTTTCATCTTGACAGCATTCCGGAATCCCACTATAATAAAACCACTGCGGTCAGCCCTGTCTTGCAAACTTTGCTGACTACATCCTTGGAGACTGTGCACTGCTGCCAGTCTCCTTTTTTCTTTCTTTCAATGCTGCGAAAATATAAAAATGCCGCGACGTTTGTCGCGGCATTTTTATGGTGGACGATACAGGACTCGAACCTGTGACCCTCCGCACGTCAAGCATGGTGTGCATTGCCACTATGCATTGGTATTACTGCATTGCGAGATATGGCGCAAATATATATCCCCATGATTATCCCTATGCCACCGCAGTTTGTCATTTGATTTGCTGATACAGTATCCTGACTCGCTTCCCTCGCTGCTGTAGTATCCGCTGCACACGATTGTAATCTTTGACAGATATGATGGGCGCGTGACGTCCCTTGTACAGCTGGCCCTTATAGCTGTTATAGCCGGCGTACACCGGGCAGGTAAGCACCCGCCGAATGGACTCGGCCGTCTGCACCTTGCCACGCTTCCCAGTGTAGCCGCGTAATCTGCACAGCTCGGCAACGGCCGACAGATTGCGGTATTCCGTGTAACGATCGAAAATATACCGCACGCGCTCCGCTTCCGCTGGGTTGATTTTCAGGCTGTCCTTTCCGTCGAGGTCATAACCAAGTACTTCGTTGCATGTTCGCTTTCCCTGCGCTGCGCGTTCCGCAATCGCCGCGCTGACACGTTCGGCCGTAAATTCTCGTTCCATCTGGGCAAAAACCCCGAGCATACCCATCATTGCGCGCCCGGTCGGCGTGGTCGTGTCAAAAGCCTCCGTATAGCTGATTAACCCACAGTTGTGCGCCGCAAACAGCTCCCACACGCTGTATAAGTCAGCAACGCTGCGCGTTAACCGGCTCAGCGCCCAGACGCACACAACATCAATTTTCCCGGTTTGTACATCGGACAGCAACCACAGCATTGCCGGGCGGTGCTTGATGTCTTTCGCACTGATACCCTCATCGGCGTACACGTCCACCACATCATAGGCGCGATCATTGCACCACTGCATCAAGCTCTTGCGCTGGGCGGCGAGGGAATACCCCTCCGCCGCCTGCTCGCTTGTTGATACACGGATATAGATTGCCGCACGCATTACTGATCGTCATCCTCGAGGCTCAGGCCGAGTGCCTTGAGAGCCGCGGCGCCCATGCGCTGTGCGGGGATCATATCGCCGTCACTGTCAATGATGCATGCATCGCTCCCGCTGATCTCGTCGTAAAGCTCGGTAAGCGTGGGCGGCTCTGCCTCACCGCTGTACGGCCACTCGGACGCGATGCGCTCGACAAGGTCGCCGTCCCACGCTCTCCACGCCGTCGGGTCTGCGGCAAGCTCCTGCAGTGCGTCGGCCAAAATGCCGCGCTGACCATACTCCCAGTTTTCAAAAATGGCGGCCGGCTTGCAATCGTCGTCGAGGATAGCGAGCATAACGGCGCCGCCGTTATTTTCGTAGACTTCGTACTTCATAGTGTTTCCTCCTTGATTTTTCTGCCTTACTCGGTTTATAATCAAGGTGGCCGGGGTAAGGCTCCCGGCTCACCTTCTCGGGTGCGAGTAGCGGGGCTTTGGTCGGTGCCGCTACTCTTTTTGTTTACTCATGCATGATGCGCTTGACGCTCTCGCGAAGTTCTTCAAGCGTTTCGCACTTCTCGATGAGTTCGAGGATTGCTTTCAGCAGCGCCTCTGTGACATTCATCTCGGTCATTCCCTCACTTCCTTTCACAAGAGGTTTCCCTCTGCCTTACGAGTATTATTATAAACCAAATAGTTTATAATGTCAACCCTATATTTTAACTTTTTCGGATATTTCAGAAAATTTTTAGTTGACACGTTAAACTAAATAGGTTATGCTATCTAACAGAAGGAAGTGATACCGTGACAGCGCGGCAAATAATTGAAATGAAGCTTGCGTATTTTGGGATTACAAACTCCGAGCTGGCGCGACGGCTCGGATGGTCCCCCCAGCTGCTTAACAAACGGCTGAATACCGGAAAATTTACCGTAGAAGAATGGGAGCGCATCGGAGAAGCACTCGGCTGCAAAGTCAACATCAAATTTACGCTGCCAGATGGCACAGAAATTTAAAATCACAAGGCCGCCGGAGCACTTACGCTCCGGCGGCCTTGCTTTGCCCAATTATTTATTATCCGTCAGCTGCTTGACGCTCTGGTTAAGACCCGTCGCAGCCCAGCCGGACACGATGCCGACGGCCGCAGCGTTAAGCCAGTCGTGCGCCGGATAGTCCGGCACGCCCATCGCCCACGCGACGACGCCGAGGATCAGGCCGGTCGCGCCGCAGATGATCGGGATCCACTTATCTGCGGCCTCGGTCGCCTTGACGGCCATGCCCACAAGGTAAGTGATGGCGGTGATCGCCGCCACAGATGCAATACCAAGTTCCATAATGATGTCCTCCTCTTAATTTTTGTGCTCCAGATCATCGATCCGGTGATTGGCCACCTTGATGCGCTCGCCGAGGAGCTCGGTGCACTCCTCCAGCTTATATGTACGCGCGATGACCTGATTGTGCTTGTCCACCTTGCGCTCGAGCTGCTCAATGCGATACGCCTGCAGCTCGTCGCGCTTGTCCAGCTCCGCGATCAGCTTGTTGTGCTGCGCGCGGCTGTTGATGAGGCCGACCACAATGGCGGCCGCTGCGCTGACCAGCGCGGCAATGATAACCTCCGACATCCGCGCCTCACTTCCCGCCGCCAGCGGCGTCAATCATCCGCTGGCACACGACCAGCGTCCGCATCATGTCCATCGACAGGTCGAGCCTTCCGCCGCCCACGCCGCCGATTGCGCCGGCGTCCACGAGCGCCTGCAAGCTGTCAAGCGCCCAGCCGGGCACATCAGTCACCTTGCCGTCAACGACACGGCCATAGGTCTTGTGATTCGCATCCGTCATGCGCTTCATGACATAAAACATACGCACCATATCGGTGGACAGGTCAAGATTGCCGCCACCCGTGCCGGCGATAAGACCTTCATTCATCATTTCTTTGATCGTGCTGCGTGCCCACGTTGGCACGTCGTCGATTGTCCTGTATCTCGTCATATCTTCTTCCTCCTCTTCGTTCTGGTGTTCCGGCGTCAGTATGGCCAGAAACGCCGTCCACTGCGCCGGGTCATCCACCCACGGCATGGGGCAGCGCTTGCCCGTCACGTCGTAGTGCCGCAGCACGTGGTCGGTGTCGATGCCATAGCGCTGCATGATCTCCCGCGCCAGCGCCGCGGCGTTGGCCACGGTCTCCGGCTTGATGTAGTAGCTGCCGTCGGCGCGCTTGCGGCTGCACATCTCGATGCCGATGCTGTTGCCGTTGCGGCACTCGGGGTGCCAGTACGCCCGCGCGCCGCAGTGCCACGCCGTGTCGCCCTCGCGCACGGACTGCATCACGCCGTGCTCGTCCGCGAAATAGTGCGCGCTGGCCTGCAGGCCGCCCACGCGGTGGTAGTAATCGCAGTTGTTGCGCGCGGTGTCGCCGTCGTTGGCCGTGTAGTGCATCACAATGTACCGCACCGGCTGCGTGCGCCCGGCGCGGTAATTTGACGGATCGCAAGAAACAAATTCCATCAGCTCTCCGCCTCCCACGCCGCCGCGTTGGGCTGCGGCACGCCGATGCTATGTAGCATGATGCCGCGCGGCGTCAGCGGCGTAGCCACCTGATAACATCGATTTTTTGTAGCGTATGCTTGTACAATTTTCATTTGTATCCTCCTTATTCAGTTACCTCCACAGCCGCCAGTGTCCCACTGCCACAGCGCCCCGCGTCCGTCTGCAATCGAGATTTTCATGTAATGGCCTCCTTGTACCTGCCGACGACGTAATAACTGATCCTTGGATTCTTCAGTGTCGCGTCGGATGCTCTCACGCACTGATACGCCGGCGCGTGTGTCAGCGACGTGCCCGTGTCGTTTTCCGTGTTGGTCGCGCACCAAAAGTTTGCGCCACCGGCAATCGGCGTCGCTGTGACGACCGGCTGAGCCGCGAACGAAAAAGGATACTGCCGGGCGGACTTGTTGGCTGCGAGGCCCATCCACGATGCGGTATACAGTGCACCCCAGGTCTGAGCCGTCATCGCCAGCTCGTCGGTGCCAAATACCGCCCACATCTCAGCGACACCCGACGACCACTTTCGCCACGTCCACTTGCCGGTCGTGCCCTGGTCGATGATGGTGTCCGCACTGGAGCTGCCGCCGGACGACGTGCTGGTCGACCGGCTGCCGCTGGAGGAGACGCTGCCGGTAAGAGACTTTTTGCCCCAGCCGATCGTCATGCTGGACTTGCTGCCGACCAGACTTGTGTCCAGTTTGGACACCTGCATGATGGTGTCGATGCCATGCGGAGGAGACACCACGCGGACGCTGTCACCGATCGCAAAGGACTCGATCGTGATGTCCTGCGCCGACAGGTCCGCCGCCGTGACCTGGATGCCGCGCGACAGGCCGCTGTGCTGTGCCAGATATGATGCAGCCGTTGCTTTGAGCACAGACGCATCGTCTGTATCGGCTCGCAGCGTGCCGTCGATGCGCCCATAGATGCCCTCTGCCGCGGCGTTGACAAGATACACCTGCCCGCCGTTGACGCCCTCGATGGTCAGCCCGTCCTTGCCGACGGGATAGACGCGCGTGACAAGGTCCGCGCCGTCAATCTCGTCCGTCAGGCCCAAGAGATTTTTGCGCAGCTCGACAGTCTGCGAGCAGCGGTGGCCATACGACGCCAGGCAGTCGAGATAGGCGGAGCCGTCCGCATAGCGGATGCGCAGCTCGCCGCCTGAGACCGATGCTGCCTCTTTGGCCAGGTCCAGCATGGACTTGTACTCGCTCGCAGCCAGCGTGATCGATGGCAGCGACGCGCCGACCTTGCCGAGCTCGACCTGCTTGCCGGCCAGGCAGCCGGCATTGTACTGCGTCACCAGCGCGCCGAGGTATGTCGACACCGCCATTGCATTGATTGTATGCGGCGGCTTGCAGATATCCGCAAGCCACATCATGGCGCTGTCGATGCTGTAAGTGCGCATGCCGCGCAGGTCCGTAGTCGTGTCGACGACGGACCCGCGAAAGACCTCCGCGCCGTCTTTGCGGATGGAAATCACGGACGCGCGCTTGACGGGCACGTCGCGCATGACGTTGCTCGGCGGCAGCTTGATCGTCGCCGAGCTGGCGGAGCCGACGGCCTCGCTGATCGTGCCGTCCACGATCTCGTAGCCCGGCATGCCGGCCGCAAAAAGCAGCCGGCCGTCGACATAGCCTGCATACATCACATCCACCCCCTGCGGCCCGTCAAGGTGATTTGCCCGGCAGTAGCAGCGACCGCAAAAGCATAGTCCTGCTCGCGCCGGATGGACAGGTACGGGCTGACGGTCTCGCCCGCGCGCAGCTCGACCGGCGCGGACGGCCGCGAGCAGCGCATGATTGTCGTGTCGGCCGTGACGCCGCCGATTTCCGGGTACAGCAGGCGCTCGCTGGCCAAAAAGGCCAGCGACGTCGGCGTGGCCTTGTATATCTGGATGTGGCGCAAATAGCCGTTTTGTTCTACCGGCCCGCCGCGCGCGTGCATGGTGACATACAGGCCATTTGCAGGCACATCTCCGCACCAGCGCGAGCCGCCGTTGTAGATGTTGCCGTCAGCGTCCGTGATCTCGTACCAGCCCTGCGTCGCCTCTGCCGTCACGATGCAGGACCCGGCCGTAGGCCACGGCAGCTGCAAACGCACCCAGTTTTCGACAGCGGGGTTGTCACCGGCCCACAAGGTCAGCTCCGTGTCCGCGCCACTGCCGGACACATGCGCGTATGACGATATCGATCCACTGACGGTCAGCGTCTTGCCGACCATCAGGTTGCTCGACGCTGCCAGCACGGGGATGGTGATGGTGGTCTCCGTCGACTCCAGCAGATACGGATCAGCGTTGATTGTGACATCAAAGATCGTTTTGTCCAGTGATGTGTCCGGCGCGCCGACGGTGCACCGGCCGATGTAATAGCCGGCTTTGTTGCTCAGCTCCAGCTTCAGCCGCCGCCCATGTACGGCGGCGGCGAAGCTGTAAAACTCAAAATTCCCGGTTGGCGCAAAACCAAAGCGAAGCTTGATCTGTCGGTTGCCAAAGACCGGGCCGCCCGTCAGCGCGTCGGTGAGATCGATCTCGCCGTCCGCGCCTGGGACGCTCTCGCTCTGCGTCTTGATGTCCGGCAGACCGATCTGCACGCTCATCAGATCCAGCGCGGTGTACTGTACACCGCCGATTTTGCACGTAAGTGCCATTATATCGTCCTCCTGTCCTTGCTCGCGTAGATGCCGCCGAGCGCGTAGTCCATGCGCGTGGCGACAGAGCCGACAAGCGCGTCTCCGTCCATGTAGATCTGCATCCCTGTGATCGCGCGCTCGAGGCGGTCCATGCGCTCTAGCACGGCGGCGACATCGCTGCCGGCGCCAGTAGATGCGGCCGCTTGCAGCGTAGCCGCCTGCGCATACAGTCCCTGCATATCCACGCCGACGACGTACTGCGGCTGCAGCGACTCGCCGATCTGGCGATTGATGTCGCCGATCGTAGACGCCCAGCCGTCGCCGATGCCGGCCGCCATATTTTGTCCGATATCCGCAAAGACGCGCGACGGGCTGTGGATGCCGAGCAGATTTTTGATCCAGCTGACAAGCCCTGTAAAGAGATTGGACACATCCGACTTAAGCCGCTGCCACTGCTCAGTTACGCCTTGCCGGATGCCGTCGACGATGGACTTGCCGATGCTCCAGTAGGATTTTACGCAGGCCAAAAAGCCGCGGACGATCGTCTCTACGAGACGCGGCACAGCCGCGATGATGTGCCCGGCGTTGGACACAAGCCCGGACGCCAGCGCGATGACGATCTCGATGCCCACGCCGATGATCTCCGGTAGCATCGCGTAAAAAGACTCAACAAGATTTGTGATGATGCCCGGTACGGCATCGATCAGCTGCGGGATCGCCGTGATAAGCCCGCGGGCAAGTGCCAGCATCAGCTGCATCGCAGCCTGGATCAGCAGCGTGATCGACTCCGGGGACGTGATCGTGTCCACAATGCCGAGCAGCGCGGACATCGCAGCAGTGATGATGCCCGGCAGCTGATCCGCGATGCCGAGCAGCAGCGCGCCGACCAGCTCCACGGACGTGCCGGTCAGGTCAGGCAGCGCGGACAGCAGGCCGGTCACCAGTGCCGCAATAAAGGTCAGCGCAACGGACATCATGCGCGGCGCTTGCGCCGTGAGCTGCCCAGACAGGGACACGACAAGGTCTCCGACCGCTGCCGCGACCTCGTCGCCGCCGCCAGTCAGCATTTTTGTGACGCCGTCCATGATCAGCGTCAGCGTCGGCAGCAGCTCGCCAGAGATGTTATTTTTTAAGCCGCTAAAGGCATACTGCATGTTTTGCAGGCTGTCCTGATAGGCTGCGGCCGCCTTGACCGCGTCCGAGCCCATCACGCCGCCGAGGTCGTGCACCTGCGCGCGCATATCGGCGACGGCGTCCGCGCTTGTGTTAAGCAGCGGGCCGAGCTCCGTCGCGCCCCTGCCAAGGAGTTTCCCGGCAAGGTATGTCCGCTGCGTCTCGTCGGTCACATTTTGCAGACCTGCAATCGTGGCATCAAAAAGCTGCTCCTGCGACATGCCAGCGATCTGCTCCTGCGATATGCCGAGCTGCGCAAAGGCGTCCGAGCCGCTTTCTGCAGCTGTGGCCAGCGTTTTCATCGCGGGCTTGAGCGACTCAATCGACGCGCCGCAGTGCTGCAGGACAAAATCCCACTCTTGGTAAGCGTCGGACGACATGCCCATCTTTTGTGACATTTTGTCGATTGTATCGCCATACTCCGCCGCGCCGGTAATCATTTCCTTTGTCGTGTCGCCGATCGCGCTCGCGGCGGTCTTGATTGCCGACGCTGCCAGGTCGGCCAGCGTGCCCTTTAAGACGGACCATCCGCCGGAGGCTTTTTCGGCCTTTTCGCCGGCCTCTCTGGCTGCGTCACCGATATCAGCGACGGCGTCGTCCGTCCCGGATGCAGCTGCCTCCAGCCGCGTGAGCTGCTGGCGCGTCGACTCGATCTCTCGCTCAAAATCACGGTACTGCTCCGGGCTGATCTTGCCATCGGCCAGCTGCTTGGACATCGACTCCTGCGCCGCGATCAGCATCTTAAGCTTGTCCTTCGCGCCGGCGATCGACTCGGCGAGGATGTCCTGCTTTTGCGCAAGCAGGACAGTGTTGGTGGGATCAAGCTTAAGCAGCGACTCGACGCCGCGTAGCTCGCCGCTAAGGTCTTTTGCCGACTTGCGCGCCTTAAGGATCGCGTCGCCAAGCTTTGTGGTGTCGCCGCCGATCTCAACGGTGATGCCCTTAAGTGTCGTACCTTTGCCGCTCAATCGTCCACCTCCCCATGCCGCCCGAAGGTGCTGCGCAGCCCGTCCACATCCGGCTCGGTTTGCTCCAGCCTCCAGGCGTTATCCAGATACTCGCGGCCGTCCGCCGACTGCAGCTTGCGCGCGATAAAGGCGTCGCGCAGCAGCAGCAGATAGTCGTCCAGCAGCAGATCGCAGACGTCCGGCAGAGTCATGTTGGCATACTGTGCCACTAGATGCTCGCCGACCGTCTCGATCGTGTAGTGGCATCCCGTACCATCCCCATCATCGGGATAGTACGGGATGGTCAGTTTTTTGCCTTGGTCGCCCCCGCGACAAAGTCCGAGTATGCGGCAAAAAATCCGACGAGATCGTCAAAGGCAAAAAGCCCGGCGACCTCCTTGGGCGTAAACGTCGCGCCCGTGCGGTTGCAGTTAAGGATGTCGCAGACGATGTCGATCATCTCGTCCACGCCCGCGCTGTCCTGCATAGCCGCCATCCGCTTAAAAACGCTCAGCGGCGGCACGGTCAGCAGCAGCTCGCCGCCGTCCGGCAGCTCCAGCGTAAAGATTGCCTTGTGCTGGCCAAGTGTAAATCGATTTGTCATGCCGTGTACACCTCGTCGTAGTAGATCAGCGTGCCCTCCGCGTCCATCGGGTCGGCAGCAAACTCAGCGTCGATCACGGTCTCCTTGTCCTTGGCAAAGGCGATCTCAAAGCCGGATTGGTTTTTGCCGACGATGCGCACGTAAAGCTCGCGCTTGCCGTCCTTGTCAGCGTGCTTAAAGCACAGCACGTACTTTTTGCCGTCGGCGTTGTCGACGCCGCCGATCTTAACGGATCGCTTCGCGGGGTTTCCGGTCGCAGCGTCGGTCTCCGTCACGCGGGCCGTCGCGCTGAGCTTGGCCAAAGTGTTGCCGTCCCACGTCATCACGCCGGACTTGAGCGTCACCTCCTCGGCGGTGAGCACCGTCTTGGACACAAGTCCAAGATCGTCCTTGGCATTGTAAAAGGTGGGCTTGTATGACAGCGTCGCGCCGCCGGAGATGTAGCCCAGGATGTTGTCGTCCGTGCAGATCGCCTCGGTCTCCGGCACGGTCGTGCCGGTGTACTCCTGCACGTAAAGCTTGCCGGATCCAAGCGTGATATCTTTGCGTTTTTTAAATGCCATAATTATGCAAATCCTTTCTCGGTGTACGCAAAATCGTACACCGTCTCAAAAAAGTGCTCCGTGTCGATCCACATGCGCTCCTCCCGCACGTACTCGATTCCGAGCGCATCGAGCCGCTGCTCGATCAGGGCCTCGAGATCCTCGGCTGGCTTTTGCGCGTAGAGCTCGATCGTGATGTTGTGCTCGCTGATGCCGTTGTACAGGTCGGCGCCGCGGCGGGTCGTCCGGTCGTGATAGACGGCATACGGCAGCGACGGCGGCATAGCCCAGCACGTCTCGATGTGCTGGATGCCGTCGAGCACCGTGGGAATGATATCAGCCACCGCTCAGCGCCTCCTCCACTTGCTGCAAGTACTCCTCTGTGACTTGTGCCACCGCTTTTTGCAAAAAATGCGTGCCCTCGACGCGGCCGCCGTTGACCTTTTGATGTCCAAACTCAAGCAGGTGCGTCAGCCGGTAGTCCGGCCATTTGACGTACCACGTCCGCGCGTATCCGCTATCCGTATCAAGCGTCAGCTTGGACGCGATCTGCTTGTAGTAGTGCCCGGTGCCGGACTTGCGCCTCGGCGCGGTTTTGCGCGTAGTGGTCACCAGCTCGCGCATACTTGCATCTATGATTTTGCGCAGCTTATCCTGCACGTCACGGCTGTACTCAGCCAGCACGCCCGCGATCGCGTCGCCGAGCTCGTTTGCCATCACCATCATGCGCCCGTCACCTCACCACAATCTCAAGCCCGCCGTCCCGCGTCTCGTAGGTACGCTCGACGATGTAGCGCTTCCCCTCATGCTCGACAAATCGCTGGCCGTCGTAGTCTCGCCAGTCCGCCAGCCGGAACTGCACCGACGGGTGCAGGCCAACGGCGGCCGCCTGGTAGTGCTCGGCGCGCGTGATGCTTTCACGACGGCAAAACACCTCGTGCTTGCCGACGTCGTTGCCGCGCTCGTCGATTGCGACCAGCGTGATGATATCATCGTACACACGTGCCCCTCCTTTGCAGGTGTGTCCAAAATGGACACACCTGCGCGTAGTTTTTTAGCCCTGCATCCGCTGCTGGCAGAGCCGGTTGTTAATTTTTGCCCGCAGGTAGCGCGGCATTGCCAGTGTCGGCTGCTGCCTGCGCTCGTGCAGGTGCGCGGCGTACATCTCCAGCAGCAGCTGGTCGCCGGGGTCGTCCATGTCCAGGACGACGCCCTCGGTGCGCAGCATCTTGCCGGCGGCGGCGATCAGCGCCGCAAAGTACTCGTCGCGCTTGGTGTGCGTCACGCCGAGGTCGGCCTTAAGCAGCGCCAGCACCGCCTCGGCCGTACCGCCGGCCATCAGTTGGCGGAGTCAGCGGCAAAAGTCGCCGAGGTCACCGGCGCGACGTTGTCGTAGCGCACTACCACAAAAGCCTCGCCGCGCACCGGCTTGCCATCGTAGCGGGCGGTCGCCTTAAACGCAGTCTGGTCCTCGATAAATTTGACCTCCGTGGACTGCTCGAGGGTCGTGCCCTCGCGCTCGGCCAGCAGATACAGATCCATGTAGCCGCCGATGATCTCGTTGTCCGGCACAAAGTCCAGCTCCACGATCTGGCCGCCGATGACCGGCATTTCGGATGTCACGCCGGCAGTCAGCGCGGCAGCACTGTCAAAGGCGAGCGCCTTGCTCTGCAGCGCGATGTGTGTCTTGTGATTGCACACCCACACAGGCGTGCCGTTGGAGTACTTGGGGTCGGCAGCGCCGAGCGCGGTGATCAGATCCGCGTAAAATTCCTCGCCGTTTTTGGCGGCGGAGTTGGCCTTGATGACGTTGGTCGTCGCAAGCGCCGTAAAAGTGCCCTGGTTGGTGCCCCACCATGCGGGCTGCTCGGCGGCCGCCAGTCTGGTCGCAATGCCGACCGGCATCTTGGTGCCGGTGCCAAAAAGGATGGCCTTGTCCAGCGCGTAGCCGATCGCCTGGCCGAGCTGGTCAAGGATCTCGGTCGCCAGGCCGATGTTGTCGTCGTCCTCCAGGTAGCAGTTGGAGACAAAGACGTAGCCGCCGACCTTGTAGCCGTCGGTCTCGACCTGGTTGATGGTGATAGTCAGCTCGTTGAGCGTGCCGACCGTCTCCGTCCACACAGCCTCCGGCACGGTGCCGACAATGTTCTGACGCGCTTTTCCGCGCACCTGGCGCAGGCGGGTGTAGCCGATCAGCTTGCTGTAGCGGTTGATGTTGTCGCGGACGATGTCCAGCATCACCTCGGGGATGCCGAGGGCTGCGCCGGACACGGCGCGCTGCTGGCCAAGCATCTCACGGGTGCGGGTCAAAAATGCGGTGACGTCATCGCGGGCAAAAAATGCGTCGCGCTGGGCGTAGGTCATGCCGTAAAAGCGGCTGCGGGCATCGCCGCCCGCGGTGTTGGTAGGCATAGTTTTGTGTGCTCCTCTCTCAGTGTGATGTGTGGTGTTGGTGTGGGCTGCGCTGCGGGCCTCGGCGGCGTTGGCTTCTGCGGCCTCGATCTGCTCGGTCAGGCTCGCGGCATCCGCCTCGGCTGCCTCGATGTCTGCCGTCACCTTGTCGCGGTCCGCCTCAAACTCGCCGATCGCCGTCTCGCAGGCGGCGCGCTCGTCGTCGGTCTGGGCCGCCTCGATGTCTGCGGCCAGCTCGCTCTCGCGGGTCTCCAGCGCCGCAGCCTGCTCACGCAGCTGTGCAAGCGTCGCGTTGACGGCGGACAGCTTATTGCGCAGCAGCAGTACTTTAAGTGCCATGTTTGTCTCCTCCTGTCAGTCTGTTGATCATTTTGGTTTTCCACGCCTCGGCCTGCCGGCGCTGGATCTCGGCGAGATCCGCATGGCGGGCTTTGACGGCGGTCTCCTCGTAAGCCGGATAGGTCACGACCGAGACCTCGTACAGTGGGTTGACCTTGTTGATCTCCCAGCGGCACTGTCCGCCGCCGAGGTCGACAAAGGTCTCCTCCTCAATGTCAAACCCAAACGAGCACTGGTCGACGTCACCGCGCTGGACGCGCGCATAGAGGCTCATGGCGTCGGCATCGTCCCGATTGATTTTGATTGTGCCATACAGGCCGCGCGCATCCTCGCGCAGCTCCAGCGTGCCTGCTTTGGTGCGGCCAAGCACAAGCCGCGTGTCGTGGTCGATCAGTGCGCGGATGTCGCCAGACAGACATCCGGCAAACGCCCCCGGCTTGACGATCTCGGTCGCCCCGTCCCACAGGACATAGGGGCTGTCAAACACAGCAAAATACCCCTCGATGATGAGGTCGTCCCCGTCGTCGCGGGTGCGAAACTGCTGCGGCGTGCTCCGCAGCTGCCGGCCCTGCCGGCTGTTGTTATTAGGCATTGTTGCCCTCCTTCTGCTGATCCTGGATCAGCTTTTTTTGCTCGCCGATCATGCCGGCGGGGATGTAGTTTTCCAGCATCACGAGCTGGTCGAGGTCCTTTTTGGGCGTCATGCCAAGCCAGTCTCGCACCTCGTTGCCGGTCATGAGGCCGCGCACATACAGGTCGCACGCGACCGACGACAGGTCGGCCATGCTATAGGCATACAGGCTGCGCGGATTGAGGCGGAAATACCGGGACGGCGAGAGCAGCAGCTTTTTGGTCAGCTCCTGCTGGATGGCCGTTGCGATCTCCATCACCGTCGAGCGCACGTAGTTGTTGTAGGCGTCCTGGTCATAGTCCCCTACGCCCAGCAAAAACGCCGGGACGTGCATCACGCTGGCGACCGTGCGCTTGTCCAGCGTCACGGCGTCGTTGATCGCCAGATCCTGCAGCGACAAAGGCTTGATCTGCTGCACGTCCATCAGGTCGGCCTGCACCACCCACGGCTCTCCAGCCTCGTCGGTGCTCAGATAATCGTCCAAAAATTTGCGGCGGCCCTCTCTCCCGGAAAACTCCTCGGCGATACCGTCCACGCGGACGATAATGGAGGGCTTCCACTTCTCGGACATAAAGCCCTTTTTTGTGGCGGCTGCCTGTTTGAGGCCGGCTGCCACGTCGCGCAGCTGCACCCGGTAGCCGGTGCCGCGCCACGGATAGGTCAAGTCCGGGTGGAGCACAAAGTGCAGCACCTCGTCCGGCGCAAAACTGCGCCCGCGCCACTGCACGACGTAGCTGTCGCCGACCGGCTGCGCGGTTGCATCCGGCATCGGCATCAGGTCGTCCAGGTAGCCGTTGGTCGTCACCGGCAGCACAAAGGCGTTGCCATCGCCGGTCGTCAGCATCGTGCGCACGATCCACTCGACCCACGTCTTGCGTGTGGTCGGACCGTAGGGGTTGATATCCACCTTGGTCGCCAGCGCATCGCGCACGCGCACGTCGCCCGCCTTGGTGTTTTCCATAAGATGGATAGTCATGCTGGAGACGCTGCCGGCGATCGCATCGACCGCCGCGGCGACCTCCGGGCAGTCGATCAGCCGGGTGTAGCCGGGCACCTGCATCGCAGACCCGTCGCTGCCGACGATCCACCCGGTCAGGCCGCCGACGCCTCGCTTTTTGGCCGCCTTGCGGCCCGCGAAAAGTCTCATATCTCACGCTCCTCACGCAAACCAGCCAAGGTCTTTGGCTGCTTTTTCGCTGTTTTCAAGCATCCGGATCGCCGCAAAGACGGACGCATCAAAGACGTCGATGCGCAGCGTCGGCTCGATCTTCTCATATTGGATCATGTCGTCCGTTTTTTCGATTGCTCGGACGTTTTGCACACAGTACTCATACGGCTCGGCGTGCAGATAGTACAGCAGGCCGTTTTTTGCAGCCGCCTCGATGTGCCTAAAGCCCTCGGATTTTTTGTAAAAATACTGCGGCTGGTCGATGATCTTAAATCCGGCCTTTTTCATTCCGGCAAAATACTCACGGCAAAATTTCCGGTCGTGGCCGACCTCGGCGATCTTAAAGCCCATCTGCCGCATCCGCACAAACCACGTCACGATCTCGGCGTGGTTGACGGACTTGTCGTTGCTCATGCTCAGCCAGCCGTCCTCCTGCCAGCCAAACAGCGGGATGTTGTCCTCCTCGGCCTTGACGGCCGCGGCCGTGACGGGAAACCAGCAGTGCGGGATGATGATGTTGACACCCTGATACACGCCATACAGACAGGCCGCCGTCAGGTCGTGCATCTTGGACAGGTCCGCGCCGCCGTACCACTTGATCGGCAGCTTCGCCAGCTCCTCGATCGTCCAGTGATATTTGGCATCCGACGCCCGAAACTCCGCAATGTTAAAGTAGGCCTTCATGGCCGAGGTATAGACGTTCAAGGACTTCGCAAAAAAGTCCTTGCGCTGCTGCGGGTCGTTTTGCGCCTGCAGCGCATCGTTCATGATGTCGTTCGGCCGGATGGACTCCCCGTAGGCGGGGTTGGCCATGCGCTGCACGTCGGCGTTGGTGTAGTCCACGTTGCCGGACTCATCAACCGGCGCAGCCGCGATGTACACAAAAAGCGCATCCGCGTCCGCGGACTTGATCGTGCCGTTAAGGATCTGTCTGCAGTACTTGAGCCTATACCCGCAAAAGCTGTTTTCGCGGTCGCCCGCCGTCGAGATGCCGATGACGAGCTTGTTGGTGTACGCCTTGGTCGCCTCTTTGAGCACGTTGTACTGCTTGGGCGACTTGTAGGCGTGCAGCTCGTCGGCGATGATGATGTTGGCGTTAAAACTATCCTGCTGGTCCGGGTTGGACGCCAGCGCGTTGATGTAGATGGACCCCTCGCCGACCGAGCCGGAGATGCTGCGCTCTGCGTTGTTGTCCAGGATGCGCAGGCCGTTGGGGTCGTCGTCCTGGGACAGGCCAAGCCGCCGCACGTTGTACGCCAAAAAGCCAAAAGACTCGAGCGACTGCTTGAGCGCAGCAGACACGATATATACCTTGGACCCGGACGGCGACTCGATCAGCGCCAGAGCCCAGGCGAGCGCGGCCGCGAAGGTCGTCTTGATGTTTTTGCGCGGCACAAAGATAAATGCCTCCTTAAAGCGGCGCTCTGACGTTCCGCGGAGGTAAAAGCCGAGCAGGTTGTACACGCAAAACTTGTGGTAGGGCAGCAGCAAAAACGGCTGTCCGCGGAGTGGAGTGGCGTCCAGCCGCTGCCCCTGCTGGTGGCACAGCATAGTCTCGATCAGCTCGATCGCGTACTCCGCCTCGGCCGGCCGAAACTCCCAGCGCGGGTCGGCAAGATCCGCGACAAAGCGCTCGCACGCCTGCCGGATATCCGGGCACGCGAGGATCGTCCCGTCCAGGCAGCCGGTGACGTAGGCAAAGACGTCCGCGGCGTTGCGGTGATCGCCGAGCTGCGTGCGCAGCAGGTCTGCATCCGCGCCGGTCATTTCCCGGCCCTCTCTCGTGCCTCGGCGAGTGCGCGCTCCAGCGCGGTCGGTCCGGTCGGTGCTGCCTTTGCGTTGCCGAGCACGCGCCGCTGGCCGGTCGGCGTCAGGCCAAGCTGCGCCGAGATGTCGACGATCTGCCCGCGCAGCCCCTCGACCACGGAGTAGTACGGATCTTTTACCGCGTTGGTCGCTCCGCTCTTGTTGGTGTACTCGGTCACAAACTCGCCGCCGTTCGCGCGCCAGTCGCGCTCGGCCTTTGCAAGCTCCGTCTGGATGCGGGCGAGCGTCTTGATGATCGGTTCAAAAGCCTGGTTGTAAGTCCCCGCAAGCCGCATGTTGTCGCGGATCGCATCCTCGCGCTTGCTCATGTCTCACGCTCCTTTTGTGTCCGATTTGGACACGGTTCCGGCCACGTTTTTGGCCGGGATTGATTCGTTTTTGCGCAAAAATTACAGGGCCGCAAAAATGCCGCCTCCAAGGTTCCCGCGCGTGCGCCCGGTTGACTTGTTCCCGCGCGATCCCCCCGCGCCGAAAACTCGGCGCGGTTGGAGAGAGTTCCTCCCCACCGGTCTCCGGCGGAAAATTCCGTCAGTCTTTAGGGGCGGGGGGCATCCTTTGCCCGGCGCGCCTCCGCCACTGCTCGCCCAGCGCCGTCAGCAGATCGCTGCCGCGATCATGCATCGCGTCGTGGCACTGTGTGCAAAGGGATACAAGATTCCAGCGCTCCCACGCCAGTTCCGGGTACATCCCTGCCGGGTAGCAGTGGTGCACAGTCGTCGCCGCGCGGTGCTTGCCATAGCGCAGGCACTGCTGGCACAGGTAGCCGTCGCGCCGCAGGATGCGCGCGCGCAGAGTCGTCCATCGCTTGTCCGCGTAAATGCCGGTCGCCATGCGGGCTATCACCTCCGTGGAGACCGGCAGCAAAAAAGAGCCGGAGCCAGCAAACGCACTCTCGTGTCGCTTACCGGCTCCGGCTCTCAAAGCACTGGCCTCTCGATATGTCGATTATGATCTCGCTTTTGCAGTCACGGCAAAACACCGGGATGTTGACGCCCTCGGTGTCGCTGCGGATCTTCGCCAGCCGTCGATTGCGGTGGCATACAGGGCAGACGAGATATCCCGCCCTTACGGTTAACATTTTACCACGCAAGCATTGATTTTGCAAGACTTTCCCTCCTGTTTTTGTTATGGCTGCGCCTAAAGATATACACAACCCCAAGACAGATAATATAGGCGTCTACTCCTTGCGCGCTCGGCGCTCCGGCAGCAGATACACTATATAATCATAGCACCCAAACTCATTTTGCTTGTGGTCCGTGTCCAGTATGTACGCGCCCGGCGGCGCTGTGACTGTGACCGACTCGTCCACCATCTCTGACTCCTCGACCGGCTTGCGCAGGTTGCGGCTCGCGTTCCAGCCACGGTCTCCGACCGCGGTGGCCGGCGCGTCCGGGTTGCGCTCGTGGAGCAGGTACTGCGCCAGCTCCAAAAAATCATCGTGCACATACATCTCTGCCTCGCCGATTGGCAGGATCTCGACGTTGTCGCCGTTTGGCCACAGCGCGCGGATGGTGTCGTAGTCTCCCGCGCCCGTCGCGCTGATGATCAGATGGTGGTGCAATCGTCGGCTTCCGTCGCGCTGGATCTCCTGCGTGACGTACACATAGCGCAGCTCCTTGCCGGCTCGCCGGTATTGCCGGCGCATCCGATCAAAAAATGCGGCGACCTGCTTTTTGGCAGCCTTGCGGTTTTGCGGCAGATGCGCGTCGTCGTATGTAAGCGTCACATACAGGTCGCGGCGCGTAAAGTTGGCCGCGAGCTGCATCTGCAGCTTTTGGTACGCAAAGCGATAGTTGAGCTTCCTGCGCGCCGCCGTGGAGCACTTGGCCTTTTCGGCTCGCGCCCTCGGCGCGTCCGTTGACAGCACCTGCGTATAGCAGATAGCGCGCACAAGCCGCCCTGCAGTCTGCTTTTTTAATCGTTTTGTTTTTGCCATGTGCCCCCCTAAAACAGTGACATTTGCGCGGTGTGCCGCGCGAAACGCTGTTGCTGCAAATCAAAATATGTTTTGTCGATCTCAAAGCCCACAAAATCAAAGCCAAGGTTGTGCGCCGCAATCCGGCTGCTGCCGCTGCCTAGATGCGTATCAAGGATGCGGTCGCCAGGTTGAGCAAACTTGGCCAGCAACCACTCGTACAGCTCGACCGGCTTTTGTGTCGGATGGAATCGCTCCTCCCGGCCAGATCCACCGTTGGAAAAGCACTCGTGCATGGCGGCGTTGCGGTTGAGTGACGTCCACGCATACTCCACCGGCGCCATCGAGAAGCCCTCCAGTGGGATGTTGCTTTTGCGCCAGATGATAAAGCAGCGGGTTGGCGGCAGGTCAAAGTAGTTACCGCCCCAGATGATCTGGTTTTTGCTGACGCGAGCGAGCTGCTGGAAGTACTCCAGCGGCGGCGCGACATCCCAATGCGAGATGCCCGAGCTAAAGATACCCCCTGCGCGCATCTGATACTTGGCCGACCAGCCCCCGCCCGTCCGCGTTGTCGATATGGTACTTGTCAAACCAGCCGCCGAAGCGCGAGCGTTTGCGGTGCTCGTAGTCTGCGTGTCCGCCGACGAGCCCCGTCGGCCCGGCTCTCTCTCTCTCTCTCTACTTGAACAAACTGTGAACCCGCCCCTCCGCCGTATGGCGGGTCAACGATTGCTAGGTCAAACGCTTTGTCCGGCATTTGCCGCATCGCATCCAGGCAGTCCATGTTATACGACTCGTTGATGTTATCTCCTCCTCTCATCAGACGCAAAACGGCGGGGCCACAGCCCCGCCATCCCTTTTTACTTGTTTTCGCCCGGCGCAAAAGCGACGCCGACCGAGTGCGCGATCTCCCAGCGGTTAATATGCGCGAGATCCGCGAGTCGCGCCTCCGCCGCCACGCTGCTGGTAAAAGGTCGCTCGCCGAGGACCGGCAGCCACTCGTGCGTGCGCGGTGATCGCATGCAGATCGTCCAGCCGAGCCGGTCATCGACGACCTCGCGGCGCACTGCAAAAAGATAGTTGCGCCGCCGATATGTCACGCTTTGCATCCGTCATCCTCCTATGATGTCGATCTCATACTCTTCCCGCAGCACGCGGATCAGGTCCGGCGCTGATACATACCCGTTGCGCACGCTCTCGCTCAGCGCCTCGACCTCTCGCCAGATGCGCTGGAGCTGCTCCGCGTCCATGCCTTCCTTATCCAGCAGCGCTGTAAAAAAGATCGCCAGCGTCACGCGGCAGGCATCTGCCGTGGCTGCATCCTTTGCGCGTTGCACATCCGCCTGTGTCGCCGGTTTCCGGCGAGGGTTAATCCGCCTTGGCATCGTCAGCCCTCCTCCACATAGCACCAGCTCTGCGGTGGGCGCTTGATTTTGCCCTTGTCATGGCAAGCGTTGCAGTCAGTTGCCCATTTCGCATCGCAATCATCGCACTCATACGGACGACAAAGCGTGCTCAGTGCGCGAGGCTTATCATAGATTCGCAAGCCTGATATGCGCCATGCCCAGCCTTCCCGCCCGCCGAGATACGCCTCGGCCGCATCGCGGGTCAAGCAGGCGTCATCAAAGATCTCGTCCGCCGGGACAACGCTCCAATCCGGCAAGCATATGCCATATCTCTCCGGGCTGACGCTACCGCCAAAACGGAGGAGGTGGACAGTGTCATAGCACTCAAACTCGCCGATGACCTTACCGCCACCGTAAAATTGCGGCTTTGGATAATCCGTCTCGATATAGTCCTCGTGCGGGTATCTCGGTTGCGTACAGTAGATATAGCACTTAAACGGCGTGTGCAGCTTTGGGCGGCTCTTGCGCACCTCAACGGTCTTTGTGCCATTGGCGATCAGCTCGCACCATTT